TTAAATTATATCAAATGAAAACTACAGTACAAAGAGTAGACAAAGTCTACAAGTTAACAAGGAATGCAGCACCTTTATCTTTCATGCTTGCAACTAGACACACTAGAAGATTCCCATTACTTTGGGTAGACCCAGAGACAGGAGTAAACAGAGAACTACGTTATGCTCGAAATCAAAAATCTCCATTTGTAGATGAACAAGATAAAAATGCAATTATTGAGCCTATTATTTTTGAAGATGGTTTTTTAAGAGTACCTAAATCTAACCAGATATTACAAAAATTTTTAGATGTACACCCACATAATGGTGTTAAGTTTAAAGAATTAGATAAATCAAAAGATGCTCAAGAAATTGTTGAAAGTATCAACATAGAGCTTGATGCAATGATAGAGGCACGTTCTTTATCAATACCACAACTAGAAACCCTAACAAGGGTGTTGTTCTCAAAAGACCCATCAAGAATAAGCACAGATGAAATGAAGAGAGATATTTTAGTTTATGCTAAAAGAGAGCCTCAAGAGTTTATGTCTATTGTGAATGATCCAGTATTAAAGTTACAAGCAACGGTGCATAAATTATTTGAAGAAGGTCTTATTAAATACAGAAATAAAAACAAAGAAGTTTGGTTTAACACTAAAACAAACAAAACAAGACTTTGTACTATTCCTTTTGGAGAAGACCCAATTTATATAGTATCATCTTATTTTCAATCTGATGATGGTGTAGATGATTTAATTTATTTAGAAAAATTGTTGGATTAAAAAAATATACAATTATTTAGAAGGAGGTCTATTTTAAGACCTCTTTTTTTTTTGATTATCTTTGTGTAAATAATAGTTAGGATGATAAACGATATTAGAAATACAGTTTTAGCCGTATTAAATAAAAACAACTATGGCTACATATCTCCACAAGATTTTAATTTATATGCACAACAAGCTCAAATGGATTTGTTTGAAGATTATTTTTACGCATATAACTATCAAGTAAACAAAGAAAACCAAAGAACTTCAGGTACAGGGTATGCTGACATAAAAAAAGGATATGTAGAGGTTATTGATTTTTTTTCGGTAACTTCTCCTTTAACTCAAATAGGAGCAAATTTAGATAAGTTTTCTCTACCATCACTTGCCACAACAGGTAGTGATTACTATTTAATTAATAAAATATTTATAGGTAGTACAGAGTTAGAAAGAATTGAGCAAAGTAAAATATTGCTACTTAATTCTTCTCCTCTAACTGCACCATCTACAATGTTCCCTGCATACACAACAGAGGGTAGTGTTGCTACAATTTATCCAGTCCCTGTTGCATTACCAACTGTTAATTGTCAATACATTCGTTATCCTAAACCTCCAAAATGGACTTATGTAGATTTAGGCACAAGCAATGAACCTGTATTTGACCAAACACAACCTGACTATCAAGACTTTGAACTGTTTCCAGACGATGCAACGGATTTAACAATGAAAATATTACAATACGCAGGAGTTTCAATTAGAGAGGCATCAGTTGTTCAATATGCAGGAGCTGAAGAAGCTACTGAAATTAATAGTGAAAAATAATTATGTCATACATCAGCCAATACGAATATTACGAAAATGGAGGTAATGCTCCTGAAGATGCTAATTGGGGTTCGTACCAATACGTATCATTAAAAGATATAGTTGTAAACTATCAGTTAATGTATTCTGGTAACCACTCTTTAATAAACAATGAGGAAAGATATAAAATACTTTTTCATGCTAAAAGAGCAATTCAAGAATTAAACTACGATGCTTTTAAAGAAGTTAAGGTTTTACAGTTAACTGTTTCTGAAGAGTTAAGATTTGTTTTGCCTTCAGATTATGTAAATTGGGTTAGAATATCTTACTATAAAGATGGTGTTATAAGACCTATGGTAGAGAATGTTCAAGTAAATTCTGCCAAAGCTTATTTACAAGCTAATGACGCAAGAATACTTTTTGACCAAGACGGTAAAGCTTTACAACCAGAATATTCTCCTTTAGATTTTACAAGAATTACAGGACAACAACCAAGTATTTATTTAAATAGCTTAAGTCCATATAATGGATTATTAGGCTACGAGTATGAGGGGTGTTGGTATTTTGATTTTGCCGTAGATGCTAGATATGGTCTTAACACAGAAACTGCAAATGCTAATCCTACTTTTAGAATTGATAAAAAAGCAGGTGTTATAAACTTTGATTCCACTATGGCTGATGAAAGTTGTATATTAGAATACATATCTGATGGAATGGAAAATGGTGATGACACACAAGTAACTGTAAATAAATTATTTGAAGATTATGTTTATGCATATATTAGTTATCAAATATTAAATAGTAAATTAGGTGTCCAAGAGTATGTTGTTAACAGAGCTAGAAAAGCTAAATCAGCACTTCTTAGAAACGCAAAAATAAGATTAAGCAATATACACCCAGGAAGATTATTGATGAATCTGAGAGGTCGAGACAAGTGGATAAAATAATATGGCTACATTCCAAAGAAACTTTATAGCAGGTAAAATGAATAAGTCCGTTGACGAGAGACTCGTTCCTAACGGACAATATATTGATGCAGTAAATGTTAGATTAGGATCATCTGAATCAACAGAAATAGGTGCAGTTGAAAACTCTAAAGGAAATACTTTAGTAGCAGCACTATCTTATGAAGGACAAAGCTTGAGTAATAATGCAAAATGTATTGGAGCTTTAGAAGATGGTGCAAACGAAACTATATATTGGCTTGTACATGACCCTACATTTACAGGAAATAGTGCTACAGGAAAAATTGATTTAATTGTTTCTTTTAATACCATAACTAATGACACCGTATATCATGTTATTAGTGTTTCTAAAGGTGGAACTAATCCCACAGAAACTGTTTTAAATTTTAATGAAAGATATCTTGTTACAGGAATTGATTTAATTGATGGGTTGTTGTTTTGGACAGACAATTATAATCCACCAAGATTTATAAATACAAGCCGTAGCTACGCAATTCCCAGTGGAACTCCAAGGGTAGATGGAAATGGCAATGCAGGTTTATTAGAAGAGTCATTATTGGTTATTAAAAAGCCTCCACACAACGCACCTAGTGTTGAGCTAACAACAACAAGTGGTGGAGATGAAAATTATTTAGAAGAGAGATTTATTTCATTTGCTTATCGTTATGAATATCAAGACGATGAATACTCAGCTACATCTCAGTTTTCAGATGCAGCTTTTAATACAAGTCCTTTTGATTTTAGTGCAGAGTCTTACTTAAATGAAGGTGTAGTAAATCGGTTTAATACTGCTATTATCACATATAATTCAGGAGGACCTTTAGTTACTGCTATAGATTTGTTGTTTAAAGATAGTGAGGGTACTATAATTAAAGTTATAGAAAAAATTAAAAAATCTGAGTTAGGATTAGCAGATAATACTGATTATACTTTTACATTTAGAAACAGTAAAATATTCACAATACTTCCAGAGTCGGAGTTATTAAGATTATATGACAATGTTCCTTTATTTGCAAAATCTCAAACCTTAATGGGTAATAGATTAATGTATGGAAACTACATTGAAAACTACAACTTGATTGACATTAATGACTCACCTGTAAGATTTGAGTTTGAGACAGAACTAATTTCTGAACTCATAGGTTTAGAGTCAATTGAAGATTCTACAGATAACGCATCTTATACTTTTGGTGCAACCGTAAATATAATAGATGGCACTCTTGTTATAGACCTAGAAGATGTAGACTTAGTAGCAGGTTCATCAATATCTATCGATGCCTCTTTTATTCATAGAGATTTTCAAGGTAACACACCTACAGAAACAACTCCAGAAACAAATATTGAGTGGAGTTATGTATTACCACAATCATTCAATAGTGTATTTGATTTAGCTACAAGTTTAGACTTTCAAGAAAAAGTAGGTATCGGTACTTTAAAGCCAGTATATGACTCAGACCCATTAGTAGAGACTTCTTGTGATGGATTTACTTTAACAGATATAATAAACTGTAACATTCCTAATATTTTGGATGCTTCACAACCAACAAGTTGGACAAAATTTGAAAGTGGAATATCTTCAGCTAATCAACCAGTAGGCATTGTTACTTCTATAGGGTCAAACACTATTGGTTTTGAATTAATAGCTATGCGTAGAGTAGACGATGTTGCTGCTCCAACTCAAAATGCTTACGAATACTATGGATGGAGTTTTGCTGAAGTTA